CGCCTTGTGGCGGTCTCGGCGAGGTTAATCTTCGCTTAACTCTTTGTTACCCCTATGACGATTCTTCGGAGGTTGATCTTATGGCCGGTCTTGGTCGGACTCGAGTCCGTGACGGGAGGAGGAGTATCTCTGGTTTCCAGGAATACCCTACTCTCGGCATTCGGCAAGAGTCAGGCCCTACCGGAGTCGGGAACTGGGAAGAGTGCATTGATGTTTTGGGGAATCGTGAGGGCGATAATGCCTTCACGAAAACCACAAAGATCTATGACTACCCTGTTCTCAACTCGGAAGAGAAGGTCTCAGGGGGAGCAATCTACTACAGAGTAGTAGACTATCCCCTTACTGGGATCGTCCCACCGGGTGCGCCACCTAGCTGGAATCCGACAGCTCTTGAGCTGACGAATTTGGCTAATTTGGCGGCGGCCAACACCAATCCGTCGGTACCTCATGTGAGTCTACCGGCGTTCCTCGGTGAAGGCCTAGAAGATCTTCCTCGTCTGGTAAGAGCTTTTTGGCAGGGGAAACTCCTTAACTTACGTTCACGTAAGTATTGGGAGTCTCTTTCCAAGAAGTTTGGTACACCAGAGGGCCTGCTATCTGGGGCGGCGAGAGCCAACCTCAGTTACAGGTTCTTCTGGAAACCACTCCTATCAGACCTGCTTGCTCTTGTTGGGTTTACTGATGCCGTTAATAAACGGCTGAAGTATCTCAACAAGTTGCGAGCACAACGAAGTGTGAAGCGGCGCATGCTACAGGGTAGCGTTGTCACCGTGACACAGAACTCGACAAAGTCGACACTGTGGTCTACGAGGACAACCATTGTTAAAGCCAGACGCGTAGTGACTAATCGCTCCAACACTTGGTCCACCTGTCGGTGGAACTTGATGCCGGGGACGTCACTCCCACAATCCAACGATCAGCTAGTTAACCTAGCCAAAAGGTTGGTATTGGGACTCACTTCACGTGAGTCTATCGCGGCGGCCTGGGAATTGTTTCCCTGGTCCTGGCTTGTTGACTGGTTTATTCCAATCGGCCGCTGTCTAGCGGCTGGGAATAACACCGTCCCAGTCTACCTTGCTTCCGTCTGTGTGATGCGTTCCTGCTCGTCGCAGGTTCATTACACCGACTGGGAGGTCCCAAGCTTTGCTAGCGTCTCTGACAGAGACGCTAGACATAGCTATGTGACCAAGATTAGGAGGGTCGTCCCTCCTAGTATTGCGCTTGCGCCGGTTCCGTCAATCCCCTTCCTCACGGAAGGGCAACTGTCGATCCTAGGGTCTCTGATGGCCCTTCGGGTCCAGAAGAGAAACTAGGAGCTCCTCTATGTTCGGAGACACTTTTGTGGTCCCGCACGCCGATGGAAACATCACGTGCGTAAAGATCAACCAAGATGGTTATTCCTCGGAGTACCTGAAGAAGGGTACTCTCGATGAAACTCGCGTCCGCATTCGTCATACAAAGACGAACTCGACAGCGGCGCAGGTGTCGAAGGATCGCCACAATGTGGAGATTCTTCAAACCGTCTACGCCACTGCCACGGAAGCTGAGTTTCAGCGCAAGGTGTACGTGGTCGTCGAGCTTGTGCCCGACGATCCCGATACCAAGCTGACCGACGCCTTAGCCGATTGGCTAATCGTCGTGGGGAATATCGCCAAACTGGTGGGTTGGGAGTCGTAAGACTCACAACCACCCAAGTGTCTGGAACGTAGCGTAGAGTACTTCGAGAGGTTTATGACCAATCCAGTACACAAGAGCTACGTAACGGAGCTACAGAAGGTTTATACAGCTCTGTTCGCAGATGCTGTACTTGCCTTCCCCGACTTGAGGGTTGAGTTTGACAAAGATCAATCTCGGCTCTCCCGTGTCGTGGAGCAGAGAGGTCTACCTACGTTTGTGGTAGACCTCCCTGCTTTAGGAAAGCACCTTGATCGGTGCTTGGCTAATGGCGAGTACACAACATCCGGTTTACCTCTCTCACGAGGGTACACCAGACGGATACCGATCCCTGAGTTTCTCAGGGGACTGTATCTACTCGTCTTCCACGATAACGGACGTTTGAAGGAGAACCCAGATGTCGAGGCCATTGTCTTTTTGCGTCAGTTTTTACTGTGCGCAAAGAAGGCTGACCTTAACTGTGGCATTAGAGAAGTCGAACAAGAAGTTCTGGGCTTCTTTAATGTCGATGCGAGTCTGCCTGAACCTGAGATTTTCTGGTCCCTGCAGGCCCCTTGTACAGAAGACGTGTTGCGTACCTTCAGAGGTTTCTCTGAAAACGAACGATACGCCTCCCGTGCGAGAGCGAGCTTAGGTGCTCGCGCATCGAGACTCCTGACGAACCTTGACTCTGTGTCAAGTATCGTCAGTACCACTCTTGGAGTCTATGACTTTAGAGAGTGGAACTTCAAACACGGCCCTGGTGCTGTTTCAGACAAGACGAGTCGCCAAAACAAGTATTGTTTTGGAAACTGGTCTGAACGTCTTGAAACCGCGTTTCCGCTCGCGGACTGTGGTTTCCACAATCTAACGAGCTGGGCGACTAATGTTGATAAGATGGAAATCGGTTCGCAAGAACCTTTCTCCAAGCTTATCGATGTACCGAAGACTTTCAAGAAACCGAGACTAATTGCCTCGGAACCCTCTGAGCACATGTGGTGTCAACAAAACGTTAAACACTACATGTATCGAAGGGTGCATGGAAGCTGGATTGGTGACTTCGTCAGGTTTGACGATCAGTCTCTCAACCAGCAACTGTGCCTAGAAGGTTCTAGGGACGGTAGGTTGGCAACAGTCGACTTGTCGGCTGCTTCTGACCGAGTTAGTTGCTCTGCAGTCGGTGAGTTATTTAGGGGAAACCCTAAACTACTCCTCGCTCTGCAGGCTACGCGAACCCGTTACGTGCAATACACTTGGCCGTCAAATGCTAAGTGCGAGCGCGTTCAGTTGAGAAAGTACTCAACAATGGGGAACGCCACTACCTTCCCGGTAGAATCGCTTATGTTCCTATCCATAGCCCTGGCTTGCGTTCTCACTGAACGTAAGTTGGCGCCAACGGTGCAGAACATACGCTTTTTGGCCGGCCAGGTGGCCGTCTTCGGGGATGACATCGTCATTCCTGAAGGTTGTCGGGAGCTTTTCGTGAGTCTCCTTGAGATCCTTGATTTCAAGGTCAACACTGAGAAGTCTTTCTGGACAGGCTTGTTCAGAGAGTCTTGCGGTGTTGATGCCTATGCTGGTGTCAACGTGGCACCGGTGTATTGGCATAGGGCTTACGATGGCAAACCTGAATCTGTAGCGAGCGCAGTCGATGTGATGAATAACTTTTATTCAAAGTTCTTTATCAACACATCGGCGGCAATCGCGTCGACAGTCACGAGGTACGTTTTACCTCGTGTATCAACCAGATCAGGCGTCCTGGGTCGAAAGTCCTTTGTTGATCCTGGACCACCGAGCACTGCTAAGTGTCGGTGGAACAAAGATCTCCAGAGGACAGAGTTCTACGTTCCGACTATCAAGATAGTCGCAACCAGAACATCGATCCAGGATGACTCTGCGTTACTTCAGTACTTTACTGAAGCCCCTCCCCCTCACATTATGTGGAGTGGAGGGATACCGCAGAGGCCCGCATCGAAGATTCGATACGGGTGGGTACCTGCTGACAAGTTCGCTAGTAATTAGCGACCTCGTGCGGGTATGAGGCGGTCTTTTGGAAGCTAGCAGGCTTTTCTACGGTGACCAGAAAAGCAGCTAGCCCCATGGGACCG